AATTGGAGTTTATCAACAACAGTAGATGCGTTTGAAGTTACAGATCTCTCTCTCAGTGACCGAACTTTTACACCAGGCTTGCGTAGCAGCACCGGCAGCGCAACAATTTTTTATACCGACGACGCATTGGGGGCGAAGTCATTACTAGACAAGATTGTAAAAATTACTGCAACATCCGAAGCCGATATAACTACCATAAAACTTGGTTGGGGAATTAAAGGTATACAAAGCAGTTGCATCATTACCAGCGCAGAGCTTAATTGTGCAGTTGGCGAAATAATGCAAGCAACAATACAATTCCAATTCACAGGGGTACTTAGTTTAGCTACTCTCTAATGACAGTTTATCTTGGCAATGCAGGGAACATAGAGCTTACTAGAGATAGCGGTGATATAATTGAAGGAACTATAACGCCTTCAAATGTTAATGCTGATAAAAGCATGTTTAGTTTTGACTTTAGCTCTGGCACATTTGTAACAGGAGATTTTGTCGAATTTAGTAGCGTTACAACGTTATCATTTGTGTCAGGGTGGGCGTACTCTCGAGGCAACTGGTTTGTCAATGTAGACCAACTCGGCGGGTTGCGGTTATATCCCACATATTCCGATGCTGTTGCAGGCACTTCAAATAATAGAGTTGCAATAGCAACCCCTGGTGCTGCTATTGCTGTTGGCTGCAAAATCCTTAATTCAGTGCCAAGGGTACTAGGCCAAATTGTTAAATTTGAGTTATCAACTGATCGCGAAGCAGTTGATACAACAGGATTAGGCGATGAATTTAGAAATCAATACAGCACTTTGATCACCGGATCAGGCAGTATCGAGTGTATTTTTGATTATGCAGTTGCTGGTGAAACTGAAGTTGCAGTGTATTTGCATAATTTATTATTGCGGCAACAGTTTGGCAGTGATTTTAAAGCCAACTTATACATCCTGAGTGAAGGCCAAGCACAAGGCGCTAATGCTGCAAATGATTCGATATGGTATGAGATCAGTGGTGTAATGACGCAGGCAGCAATTAGTTGCGCTGCAGGCGACATAATCGGCAGTACATTTACGTTTGTCACCACTGGCGAAATCAAGCTACGAGTGCAAACTGCGACCTTCGGCGACTTGGTTCTTAACTCTGCGGGTGATAGAATGGTTCTAAGCACCGCTGACGCGGACATCCTAGAGCTTGGAGAAGAACTCTAATGGCTAACCAGCGTATCGATCAGCTAAATGCTGAAACAACACCAGCCGCAGCAGATTTGCTTCCATTATTTAGTATTAGCGGTAGTGATACCAAAAAGATTACACTTAAAAATTTAGTACAGCAGGGCGCTGCATTAATTGATGACGGATCAATACCAGGCTCAAAGGTAAACCTAGGTGCTGGCGCTATAGTGCTAACTGGGGTAATTGTTAATGCCGACGTTAACGCTAACGCGGAGATTGCGGTTAGCAAATTAGCCGATGGCTCAGCCAGACAATTACTTCAAACTGACTCCGCTGGTACTGGTGTTGAATGGGCTAGTAATATTGACATCCCCGGCACGTTAGACATTACAGGCGCAGCCACATTTGATAGTACTGTTGCTGTAACCGGAGCATTAACCAAAAGCGGTAGCAATGTCGTAACGGTTGGCGATACCGGAACAGTCACAAGCGCAATGATTTTAAATGATACGATTGTTGATGCTGATATTAGTGCAACTGCTGAAATCTCAGTTAGCAAATTAGTTGATGGTGCTCCCCGCCAATTACTTCAAACTGATGCCGCCGGTACTGGCGTTGAGTGGGCTAGTAATATTGATATCCCTGGCACACTGGATGTAACCAGCGCAGCCACATTTGATAGCAGCGTCGCCGTGACTGGTGCGTTAACCAAAAGCGGCAACAACGTTGTAACCGTTGGCGATAGCGGTACAGTCACTAGCGCAATGTTGCTTGATGGCACTATTGTTGATGCTGATATTAACGCTAGCGCAGAGATTTCAGTTAGCAAGTTAGTTGATGGCTCAGCCAGACAATTATTACAGACTGATGCCGCTGGTACTGGTGTTGAATGGGCTAGTAATATTGATATACCTGGAACTTTAGATGTTACCAATGCAGCCACATTTGATAGTACTGTTGCTGTAACTGGTGCTTTAACAAAGAGTGGCAACAATGTTGTAACCGTTGGCGACACCGGTACTGTTACTAGCACAATGTTGCTTGATGGCACAATACTTGATGCAGATATAAATGCCTCTGCTGCTATTGCTTACAGCAAGCTTGCCACATTAACCAGCGGCAATATTGTACTTGGCAGCAGCGCTGGTGTTGCAAGTAGCACCTCTGTTACAGGTGATATAAGCATAAGCAACACAGGCGTCACTTCTATTAGTAGCGGCGTAATTGTCAACGCTGATATCAATGCTTCCGCTGCGATTGCTGATACCAAATTGGATACTATCGCCACTAGTGGCAAAATATTTAACAGTGCAACTACTGCCACAGATGCTAATACTCCGTCGGCAATTGTGGCCAGGAACGCAAGCGGTAACTTTACGGCTGGTACGATCACGGCCTCGCTTACCGGCACAGCATCCGGCAATTTAGTGAGCGGTGGGGCGCTAGGCACACCATCTAGCGGCACCTTAACAAGTTGCACTGGGTTGCCAATTTCTACTGGCGTCTCAGGGCTTGGGACTGGTGCAGCAACGTTTTTAGCAACACCATCAAGCGCAAACTTTGCTGCATTATTAACTGATGAAACTGGTACTGGCGCCACTGTATTTGCTACTTCACCAACTTTAGTAACTCCAGCCTTAGGAACTCCTACATCTGGGTCTTTAACTAACTGCACAAATCTGCCTGTTGCAACTTCTTCAGTTGCAGGCGCTGTTTCAATACCAGCAGCAGGTGGATTAGCACTGACAGGTGGCGGTGCATTGAGCCACAGCAATGCCGTGACAGGTGGCGCAAGTACTCGCAGCGGCATTACGTTTGACGCTCAAGGACATATTGTTAGTACGGTTGACTTGGTTTCTACTGATCTACCAGTTGCAACCAATGCAGTAAAAGGTGCTGTTATCGCAGGAAGCGGACTTACTGTTGATGGTAATGGCGTAGTTGCTATTAGTGTTGCAACTTCAAGTGTTTTAGGTGCGATAAAGTTAGGCACTGAGCTTACGTTAAATGGTACAGATCAACTTGAACTTACCGCGCAAGGTGGGATTGCCGGCGGCACGGCGTATCCAAAAGTCACAGTAAATAGCAAAGGGATTATAACAGCAGGCGATGTTTTAAATGCAGCCGATATTCCATCTATTGATGCAAGTAAGATCACAACTGGCAGCGTTGATATTGCGCGTATTGCAGCCAATACGGTCACAGGCGCCAAGTTAGCTAATTACGCTATCAGCAAAATTGGAGATACTACGCCAACCGCTGACTGTATTGGGCAATTCTTTTTCAACCCGCTAAGTAAAGATCTTTTTCTCTACGACGGAAACGTTTACCAGCCAATTGGAATAAGCGTCGGGGAAATTATTTTCGCTGGTACATTTAATGCCTCGACAGGCAGTGGCACGGGCCTTATTACATCTGTAACCGCAGAAGGAACTGCTATTGGTCTTACTGCCGGCGCGGCATTACCATCGGCATCTGTTGGTAACTCTAGATATTATGTTGTAGTAAGTACAGGCGGTACAGTTACTACCGGCAATGCGCCCCACGCAGTATTAAACCCGCCGGATATTATTTTATCGAATGGCACAACATGGGTAGAAATTGATATCTCGCAAACTTTTACAACTGTAACTGCAAACCAAGTATCATTTGCGCCTTTTGGTAATATTGCTTCTGCTAATGTACAAGCTGCAATTGAAGAATTAGATACAGAAAAGCTACCGCTTGCGGGTGGCACTATAACAGGCAGCTTAGAGATTGGTACAACAGGTACGTTATCTTTTGAGGGGGCCACCGCCAACGCTTTTGAAACTACTATTGCGGTAGTAGATCCTACGGCTGATCGGACAATCACGTTTCCTAATATTTCTGGCACGGTAATAACTACGGGAGATACCGGCTCCATCACCAGTACGATGTTATTGGATGGAACGATTGTAGACGCAGATGTAAACGCAAGTGCTGCTATTGCTTACAGCAAGCTTGCCACATTAACCAGCGGCAATATCCTTGTAGGCTCCAGCGCGAACGTAGCAACTTCTACCGCAGTATCAGGTGATGTAACCATAAGCAACACGGGCGTTACTGCTATTGCTAGCGGCGTAATCGTTAACGCTGATATAAACGCATCTGCAGCGATTGAAGGCAGCAAAATAGTGGCCGCTACTACTGGCGTCGTAGGTGTAACACAACTTAGCGATAGCACCAGCACTACCAGCAGCGTATTAGCTGCGACGCCTACAGCAGTAAAGGCGGCATACGACCTTGCAGCAGCGGCATTGCCTAAATCAGGTGGCACGGTTACTGGTAATTTAGAAATTGGCACTGCGGGCAGCCTTA